TAGATACTCGAAATTTTTGTTTGACGCCATATATTTTTTCTTTTAGTGTAATAATAAATACTACACACTTAAGGTAACATCCAGATATTTTTTTGTTAAATTTTTAGATGAAAAGATGTCAGTCAAGTTCATCAACAAGTTTTTTAGGTGTGGGCGAACATCCACAGTATATCTTACCTTTGGGGGGTATATTTTAGCATCTACCTGTCTATGACAAATTGTCACATCATTTTGTTTAATGAAGATGTTAAAGTACTCCGGACCATCAATATATGACGTATCCAAAATAGATGGATTGTTAATAATTTCGTACATATTGTCCGTCATATACGTTACGGTTTTTAACGACAATTGTTTTTGAATGTCATTTTTAAAGTCTTTCAATAACTCATAAAGTTCTAACGAGTTTTTTGCTTTATCGTTAAACTCTCTCACGTTGAAAAATCTTTGAACGATAATGTTATCGTTTACCATCATTAAGAATTCTAATTTTACTGAATCTTGGTCTTTCATAATTTTTAATTAATTGTTTTTGTAATTTCTTTTTTCTTTTCTTGTTAGTTTCATAAAGGGTCTAACAAAATTCACCCACGCGTCATCCACTTTTGGTAGATATTTGAAGAACCCGTCTTCCATCATCATCTTTATAAGGTTCCTATAACCCCTTCCGTCAGGGTCCAAAGTTTCCTTATAATATAATTCAACAAGTTCCTTACCTTCTTCGGTTATAAGAGGATTTGATAAATCAACAATTTTTTGGTTAACTTCAAAAAATTCACCCCCATATACTCCGGTTCTTGTTTTCCCTGATAATAGATTCTGTAAAGTCTTATTACTTTTATTCTCTTTTAGTAGGATTTCAGCCTTTTGTAAAATATCGGAAACAGAAACCGTTTTTTCAAGTAACTCAGGAAAAAATTTAATTAAAGTTTTCTCACCTAACCCTGATATACCATCAATATTGTCCGATTTATCACCCGATAAAATCTTATAGGTACGAACATTTTGATGTGGAAAATAATAATATTCCAACATCACTTTGTCTCCGTTTCTGAATGTTTGTTTTGTTTTTGGATAATATACCGACACTTTGTCCGAGATAAGTTGGATAAGGTCTTTATCTCCCGAGAATATGGTCTTTTGTTCGTTCTCCGAGATTTGGCAGTAATAAGCAATCAAATCATCCGCCTCGTTTTTTTCGACGTTTATTTGTCTTATATAACACTCTTCCAAATACTCCTTAATCCTCTCTTTTTGTTCTTCAAAAGATTGGTCTTTAAAGTCATCGGTTATACGTCGCTTTTCTTTATATTGGGGATATAATGTTTTTCGGGTTAGGGAATTATCATCCCCATCCCACATAACAACAACCTTATCAAAATTTTCTTCATCTATCAAACGTCTAATTGTATTGATAAAATGCCATAACCCACCTATGTGTTTTGTTCCGTTAAAAAAATCTTTAACACCACAAAAACCAACTTTTAGTAGGTAATTTCCGTCGACCAAAAGTGTTTTAGTCATTTGTTTTGTTTGTATTTGTTACTATAAAATTTTGTTACTCTTTTTCAAATTATCTTCAGCCCACAAGGGTTGGAGATTTTCATAATGACATAACTTATAAAGTTCGTCTTCTGTTTTTGCCGATGATAGTGGAATGATGTGGTCAATATGCCACTCACTCCTGTTGTCCCAACTCATACCATCAGTAAATTGGGTTTCTAAATGTTTTTTAAGAAATTCGGGAGAACAACCTACAATATCAAAAGTTTTATCTTTTTTTTCTGTGTTAAAATGTTTAAAAATTTGTCTAGTCCTATGACTAAGATTTTCTCTTAAAGTAAAAATAACATCGGTTTGCCTACGTTCTTTTCTATATTGATTAATGTATTTTTGTAATCTTTCTTTATTTTTATCACGATATTCTTTTTGATTTTTTGATGTTTTTTCATAATTTTTGTTAACATATTCTTGACATTTTTTTAAAATACTATCTTTATTAGATTCATAATATTTTTTTTGTTTTTCAAGTAATTGTTGTTTATTTTCATCATAATAATTTTTAAAATATTTTATCATATAATCAGGATTTTCATTTTTCCATTTTTTATTCTGATTACGATACTTTTCAATATTTTTTAAATATTCCTTTCGTTTACTTTCTTTAACTTTATCAGGATTTTGTTCTTTATAGATTTTTAAAATATTCTTTTTACAAATTTTACAAATAGATGTTAAACCATCTTTTTTTTGTTTATCTTTATAAAAATCTGTTATTTGTTTTTCAAGATTACATTTACTACAAACTTTAGTTTCCATTTTTAATATATTCTTTTAATAATTTATTAACAAGGGAAGATAAATTTATAGATTTATCTTTGAAGTATTGTGGTAATTCGGGGTCAAGAGACACCGCCAATTTTACTTTCTTTTTTTCTTCTTCAACTTTTCTTCTCCCCATATTATATAAATATCATCAAATAATTAAAAAGTATAATTATTTATATTTTTTTTTAATCGTCAGAATCATCTTCATTAGTTTCATCCAATATCAATTCACCTGTCCCACTAAGAATTGCCCCCCAATAACTAGAATATTGTTTTTTATATTTGTCTAACGCCTCTTTTGTATCTGAAATATATCCTTGTGGTACTGCAATTATTTTGCCATCCTTAAAAGCAATTCCATTCACGTGATTTTTCAATATAGATACTTTTGTTCTAACAGCATAAGATACGGTTCTACCATTTTTAGTTGCGGTTATATGGTTAACACCAGCATTTTTTTGATTTCCAAACAAAAATACTAACGAAGATGCTAAATATAATGCCTCACCACCTTTAGGTTTTATAGAAGGTTGACCGAATGGTGAGTCAGGTAATTCAACCCAAGGTTGTACGATAACAATTAAAGTGTTATAGTAAGGATAATCCTCTTTTTTTGATTTTGTTATTCTAGAATGTAAGCCCATACCAATTCTTTCCGATAGCACCCTAGCATTATGCATAGACCCACCCTTTCCTTCGAAGGTCATTTGACAGGGAATACTACCAATACTATCAAAGAAAAAAGCAACATTATATGGTAATTCACCTTTCTCTTGAGCATCCAAAATATCATTCATAAAATCAGTCGCCTGTTCTATTGTTTCAAAAGAATCATTAAAAATAAAATGACCGTCCCACTCACCATTTTCATTTTGTTCCGCTTGTAACCCCAATTCAACCGAGTGTTCCCAAGACCATTTTTTTTCCGTTATAATGAACACCGGTAAATGACCTTTTTTCTGAGCATCCGCAGCTGCTAATATCATAGCTGTTGTTTTTGAAGTATTTGAATGACCTAACATCATATTAATACCCCCCATTACAGGTCCGGGTAAACCACAAGCATCCATAAAAGCATCACCGCAGTTATAAAAACTTTCAGGTTTATATTTTGTTTTTGTAGAAAATTTACCTTTTATATCCTCTAGCGAGAATGTTTTCTTTTTTATCGCCATATGTCTATGTTAATTTAATTTTTTAGTTTGTTTAGACAAGTTGAGCACCAAGTAATCTCAGTGCTCAAGTTATATGTCCAAGTTTTGTTTGATTAGAATGGCATATCATCGTCACCTTCAGCGTCCGCTTGTGGGTCTTCATACCCTGATGATTTAGAACCACCAAATGAAGTCTCATCTTCAGATGAATCACCGTAATCGTAACCACCTTTATCAGAGTTCCATTTCGGAGTTTCACCTCTTGCGATAGCCTCTAAGTATTCAACCGGTTTTTTAGAATAAACATCTTCCCAAGTTAACTCATCGTTAATCCAAGATTCTGCAATGTCTTTGTCCTCGTGAACAGGTGCAGCATCATCATACATAACGGTTTGAATTACGGTGTAGTAAGCACCTTTTGGGGTTTTTGCCTTAGTTAATTCTAAGATAAGGTCTCTACCTTTTTCAGGGTCAGCAATATCACCTTTGTTTCTGTAGATAGGAATAATTTTGTCATAGATTCCTTCATTTTTGTAGTTTGATTTGAATCTCCAAAATTTAACACCATCTTCTTCGTTATCTCTATCGATAACCTTAACAATATAGAATTTACGTGATAAGTAATTTGATGCCAATTTTTTATCAGCTTCTTTACCTGTTGAACGTAATTCTTCGTAAACCTCTGTTAAAGGTGAACGTTCGTTGTCATTTTTTCCCGGGTCATAGAATTTTTGGAATTTTCCATCAACTTGAATCTCGTGGTACCAAACTTCTTTAAATGGTGAAGAACCATCTTTTGTTGGTAAGATTCTTAATCTTTTTTGTCCTTGGGTCTCCTTATCGGTAAGGATTGCCGCGAAGTATTTTTTCATTCTTTCTTCTTGTGTGAATTTTGAGGTAGAAGAAGTACTACCTTGTTTAGCTTTCTCGTATTGAGCTAAAACTGCGTCTAATGAATTTGTCGCCATAGTGTTTAAAATATTTAAAGGTTTATAAAAGTATAAGTGTCAGCCGTGGGTTTGTCAAATTGTTTGTGAAAATAAAACGGACTTTTTTAGTCCGTCTTATTTATCTTAATTGTTGGAATGATGTTGGTTTTCCTTCATCTCCAAAATTTCTAAATGTTTTTTTAATTTCAATTGGTGAATAATCCTCAACTTCATCTTGAGTTAAAATATATTCATTTTTTCCTGATTTTTCCATATCTTCTTCTTTATCATCAAAGAATTGACTTAATTTTTGGTTGAATGGTCCCGAATCTAAACTTCTAAGTTCTAATTTTTCTTGAGGAGTTTTTTCTCTATATTTTTCAATCTTCATTTCTAAATCATTCAATTTAGTCATAATACCATCCATTTCACCTAATTTAGTTTCTAAATTATCTAAATGTTGGAATAAGTTTTCAAAATATTCTTCTTGTTTTTGTTCAACTTTTTTCTGAGATTTTACTAAGTCAGTTATATCCATTTCTTCAGTTTTACCTGTAGAGTCACCCTCTCCTCCAAGTTTTTCAACATCAGGGTCGTTTTCTAAATCAACCGGTTGAGGTCCTGCAGGTGCCGGTGGGGCAACATTTGGGTCAACAGGTGCCGGAGCGGGTGGAACCGCGTTTGGGTCTTCTCCCGGAGGTGGTGGTAATGTAACATCTTGTTCAACAATATAATTATTGATTGAGTTATACCTTGCAATTTCTTCTAAAATTTTATTGTCTATTTTTTTCATCTTATCCGTTTAATAATTGTTTTACACCTGTTAATGTTTCAACTTGGATTTTTTTATTTGTATTCATAGTGTTATCCACACGTTCAATTAAACCATCTTTCATTCTGATAGTATAACAATCTCCCGTGTCTAAATCACAAACTTGTTTAGAACCATTACCCAAATCTTTCTCTGAGCTTCTTGTGGTTTTACCTAAATAATTGTCTAATATTAATTTTGTGTTCATAATCTTTTTATATATAAATATCTGTTTATTTGTAAATGTTACTGATTAAATGGTGCACTAACTAAAGTAAATGGGTTGGACTCCAAAGGTCCTTTAGGATAATATTTCACATTCATAGTATATATTCCAGGATTTTTACCATTTACAGTACAAGTTCTTGACCCCGCCCCTGAGAGACAATTATAGGTAACTATATTATTATTACCATCCTTAAAGTCTGTGTCACCTATATTTTTAAACTCATAATTAGGGTCAACAATTCTTAAAACAATAAATTTACCATTATTTTGTTGTATGTTATAGTAACTAGCATCATTACCTTGTAATGTATCAAATGTACCTAAATTAACAATTTTAATTCCCGGTGGTGGTTGTGGAACATTTGCAGGTGATGGTGTATTAGTAAAATTACCAGTATTTTGATTAAATAAATTAATAGCTTGGGTAACTTTAGATTCCATATTTGTAATATCAGTTGGATTCATAGTAGTATATACATTACTATTTGATATTGCAGCATCACCATATAATATAATAAATTTAGTAATTTCAGACGAAGTTAAATCTTTTATTTCAGAAACTCTACCCGTAAATCTACTAATCAAAAAGTCAATATTTGTATCTAAACTATCAAATATTACATAAGGTTTTGTATTACTAATACCACCACAATAATATTGGTTTTTTGTAAAATAAACACTTACCGATTGACCCCAATCACTCATCAAATCAGTTCCACTATAATTATTTGATTGTGTCTTCAACCCAACAGAATCACTAGAGTTTAAATACATTTTAGCAAAAACAGAATATCTAATTTTTTGGTCAGTTGTTTTTGTGGATATTAACTCAACTACCTCTTTGTATGTTGCAGTAGTCCCTGATGGTGTTTCAGGAGTAAATTTACCATATTTATCATCGGTTGTTTTAACCGGTGGACATTCTTGAGTATTTTTAGGTTTAGTAACACCTTTTTCTGTATTATCAGCATTTTTTTCTGCGGCCTGACCTATTACATTACTTGTAGATGCGGTTGTGCTATTTGTATTATTTTCAGTCCTTCTTTGATTATTTGTGTCAATTATAGTTTGTAACAAAGTTGTTTTTAACGATTGAATGTAATTCTCAACTAAAGGTAAAGACGCTGTCGGTTGTCTGATACCTTCAAAAGTAGTTTCAAAATTACCGGGAGTTATAGTGTGATTAACTTTTTGTATCATATATGGTCCACTAAACATAGGGACGTGTCTTAAATTAAAATACATAGTTGGTTGTATCATAGCATTACCCATCATATTTACCTGACAAGCATAACTTCTATTTTTATATAAATTATACAATGATATATTTTGAGTTGACCCCCCTCTATTTCCTGATTGATTAGCCATTTGATTAATAACCTGTAATGATTCAGTAGTTGGTAATCCCGGATTTTGTGACACACTAAATCCTTTAAATATTGATTGATTTTGTGTTCCAAATTCAACGTTAAACCCAACAACCTTATTTGATTTATCCCAATCATTTTTACCAATTTGGTTTTCATTTAATGGATTATCACTAGCACGTCTTAAATCAAAAGCATCATCCTTAAATCTATAATCAACACTATTAATAGCAACGTGTTGACTTGGTTTACCAGCATAAAAACAAACCATCTTTGCCGATGAATTTCTATAATCAACATTCATAAAAGTACCGAACATTGTGTTAGCAAATTCCAAAGTACCTTCAGGTTTTGGTTTTGGATTTTTAACCGCGTCTTGCACATTATAAAAATTAACATATGACGGTATATTCATTACAACAAAATTATTTGTTACTAAAATATTATTAACGTATGTTAACATACTTGTAGTAACATTAATGTTTGTTAAAGTATCTTTTAATTTTATAATATCAATTAACACTTTTTCACCAATATTTCTACTTGCTCTATCCAATAATAAAACATCTTCAAATAAAGTTTTGTTTTTAAAATCATTACCAGCAATCCACTTATCATTTGTGGCTTTAAATGAGTCCCATAACTCCAACTTACTTTGTTTACTTTCTAAAACAGATTCTTTTGGTGGTTTAGGTGTCTCACTAACCGTGGGTAATAATTTTCTGATTTTAATCATTGTACTATTTAAAATTTTATCATTAAAATTATCCAATGTATCTAAATATTCATTCATCAATTTAACAAACTTATCATAATTCAAAGTATTGTCTTTTAATTTTTGAGTGGCATAAATTTTAATGATAGGATGTAGATTTTCAATATTCTCTACGTCAAAAGCAATATTACAATCAATAAAGAAATCTGTAATATAAGACCCATTATCTTTATAAACCAATTCCGGTATATTTGAAAACCCTACATAAGTTTCCAACGCTTTCCATTCATTTGGTTTTAAAGAAATAGATGTGGTTAATGATGGTGAACTAAGGTTATTACTAGGTAACGAATTTGGTGTTACATAATTATAATAATCCCAAGTATATGGACTAACAACAATATGATTGGACGAAAAAGTATAAAACAATCTTCTATCAAAATTAGACGGATTTCCTTTTTTAAAGTATATATCATAATTTAAAAATTGACTAATCGTATTAGAAATATTTGTTAATTGTTTTGATTGAATATCCTCAACCGATAGAGTATTATTAACACTATTATTGGTTATTTTCATTAAACTTCTCATTAATTCTTGGAAGTTTTTAAATGTTTTTTGAGAGTTAGTTTTATCCACACCATCTTCATCAACATAATCGTAGGTTGATTTACTAAAATTTAAAAATTCTTTTTCAAACTTATCTAACGTATCTTTATCAAACACCGAAAACATTTCACTAATGTCCGTATATTGTTTATCCTCTCCATTAATTGAGAAATTTTCTTGAATGGATTGATTCGACCAAACTTCTTTTAAATATTTGGTAGGTAACGGTTTTAAAACTTTAGAATTATCAAAATACCCGTAGTTTGGTGCCGTCCAAAATAATCTAACAGAACCATTATACATTGATGTATTACCGGATAAATTAAATATTAAATTACCAAAATTATCAATACATTCAGATTTTGTTTGATTTATAACACTACCGTTTGACGGCATTATAAATTGATATTGTCCATAATCAGATTTTACCGATATTGACCAAGGAATCACAACATTACTTACGGTATTTAAAATTGGAACTTGTTTTGTGTTATTAATGACCGCCTCAGGGACATAATTTAAAACAAGACCTTCATTAAAACCATTTTGAATGTCGGTATTAGTATATCCCGTAAAAATCGTATATCCTTGATAGAAAATATTAAAATCATTTATCAATTTAGGGTAAAACCCTGTATTAATTGTTAATATTGAATTATTACTACCAAACGTTGATACTTCCTTATATTGTTCCAAAATAATTGATGTTCCACTTATTTGTCCCGGAAGAATTAAATCATATGTTTTAGTTTTATCATTCGTTACCGGGTCATAATTACTAACATAATCAAAATCTTCCCAACAATTGGTTAATATATCATTACCGGTTTCTATATAAGTTTTATATCGGTTCCATATTGAACCCACTTTTAATACCCAAGCATAAGGCATTTTGTGTAATCCCCCAAATTTATTTAAGGACGCAAAAATATAATCTAAACTTTCATCAGAATAATTATCTTGAGTTCCGGTATATGTTTTGTATTTCTCCCTTAATGTTGATAATGGTAAACTATTAATAAACAAATATGCCGAACTAACAAATGGGTACAGTTCTTTATTCCTTAACTTTTCAACACCTTCTTGTATCGCATTAATAAAATAAGGAGTGTTTAAGATAGAGGTTGTTTGATAATTACTAACTAAACCTGAATAGTTTAAATATTTAACATCACCTTCTGTTGGTAACTGATTAGTATAAGTTCTACTTGCATAAAAATTTCTAAAATCATCATTTATTACCTTAGGTGTTACGATATTCTTATAAACAAAATTTGTTATAGGTCTTTTAACATCTTGACCTTGAGAATCCGTAAAATTACAAATTACTTTTTTATTACTATTAAACACCAAAGTTTTAGTTGTATTAAACGCAAGTTTCTCATCAGTACCAACACCATTTTCTAAATTACTTTGAACCCATTTTTTATTCGTAAATGGAAAAATATCAGAAAAACCATATTTGTTTGATGATGTTGAGGTAGATACGTATGTTGAAATATCCTCTTCTTTTTGTAGTGAAAATAAAGGTTGAGAACTACTACTATCTAATTCACTTTGAGTTAAAAATTCAAAATCACCGTTTTCAACATCATTTTTAATATATCCCGTGTTGAATATACCTCTAATGTAATTCTGCCAACTCTGACCAGCACCCTCATTTGAGATATGTTTTAATACACTTGGAAAATTACTTGAGGTAAGATTGTAATCTCTAATAATTTTAATTAAAGACGCATCCGAATTTGATATACTATTTTTTATATTTAAACTCTCACCATCAGCAATAACATTTGATACCTTATCTAAATCACTTCCATTATTTTCACTTCTATCTAATTTTGAATAATGGGATGTTAATAAAATTCTTTCATAAATTTCATAAATGTAATTAACATCCACTTTATTTGCAAAAACCTCATTACTAATCGGAAACTCAATAGCACCCAAAGACACT